TGTATTGAACTGAAGAATGAAATAAGAAAAGATAGGGATTATTACTATGCAAAGGAGATAATTGAAAAACACTTTTCACAGGATGAAGCTTCTGGGTATTCGATTAAACGTAAGGAGTATCCATCAGAAATTGTGAGCACTGCATTACATCTTTTGTATCAAAGTAAGTATACAAAAAATATTTCCTTTGAAAAGTTTCTGAGTATGCATGGGTATAAAATAGAAGATGCGTAGAAAATGTTTTTATGTTATGATATATGTTTAAAGGCTAGAGAACACTGGATGCTCATAGAATTCTACGGATGCTCATGACATCTTTACCCGTGCCCACGAAATTTTTCAAGTTTTTTCTTTGGCACACTAATTGTATTTGCAAATGCCATACCAAACTGAAATGGTACACTTTTTGACACATGTCACAGAGATGTAACGTGGTACACTTCTTGATTTGTGACACAGAAATGACACAAAACTTTTTTATTTTTCTTGAATTTTTTTCTTGACATTGACTCCAGCACTTGGTATACTACTCTTGTATTGAGTGAGTAACAAGAACTTCTACAGAGATCATTATGAGTGCCCTTAACACGTTTGACTTCTATTCCATCACTGTTTCTTCCAAGACTAAATCTCCACTGCTCAAAGCTGGAGTTGAGAAACACCTAATTTCTAAGTACAGAACAGGGTGGAAAACCTATGGGTACGGCTGGAGTGCTAAGACCTACCCTGTGTGGGGTTATGAAGCAACAGTGGGTTACACTGAGGTTAATGGAAACCCCGATTCAGTAGCCAAGGAATGGAGTGACAAGGGGCTGACTACTCATGTAAGGTATCATGCAGTAGACTAAAAGCATGCTTAGCCCCTGGGCTGAATGTGAAAAAAAGTCTTGACACTCTAGTATGCATAGGGTATACTAGAGTTTCTTTCAGTGGTGATGAATGACTAATCACTATTTTTCAATTCTCAATAGAGAGATTCACAATATGAAAAGTTCAAAACGATTATCTGTAGCACGAGCACGAGCTGAGATTGCAAGACGTAATGTGGTTGTACTTGAGGCAAGGATTGCTGAGTTGAAAGCAGAGGTAGCACGTCAGAAGGCTACAGTAGTCTAGATAATACCTGAGAGTGCTCAGAATCCTCACCAGTGGGTGCTCTCATTTATCTGGTACATTATGAACGATTTAAAATTTACAACAGCAGGAGACTATATGAGCAGTGCTCGAGCAACTACGAATAAACTTCTAGAACTGATTGAAGAAGGTGTGCTGACTAGTGAACATGTTTTGAGTTGTGCGTTGAGTTACATGTCAGAGGCTGATGTCAAGGACATGGCTGAGTGTAATGAACTACTAGAGGAAGAAGAGGTTTACTAAAAACGGTATGCTCTTTGCAACACTGGAGGCCCGTGGCATTCACTCTAGCTGCCCCTTCAGAGCATTCTGTGTATTTTTACCCTGTGGTATACAGTTTGCAAAAGCAAAGAGCATACCCCCCAAAAACATGAGCCGTGGCTGCAATCTATACGGATTCTAAGGAACCTAGAGATTACCTCACATAAGAGAATTCTAAGTGCTCAAAGTATGTGTGCGTCCTCCATGACACACTATTTTCTATATTCACTTCTTTGTATAGATTCCCCAGAGAACCCAAATTGCAACAAGCCCAATCAATCCTTCGCTTCCAAGTTGCTTCACAATCTCTACCACTGAACCCACAATATCCATTCCTAGAAACGGAACAGCAGCTCCAAAGATAATCTGAAGAACAACTCCTAGTGCAATAATTGCAAGTCCTACTTCTGTTAGGCTACGAATCCAGCCTACTACTTTATCTATCATATGACATGTCTCCTTTTAAATAGATAATAGGAGTATTTATATTATATATACCCCCCCTTAAATCTGAGCAGTAATGGTTTCCTTCTCAAACTCTCTTAATCGTTTATAGACTGATACCAGTTCCACAATCTTTAGCCAACTCCGAATAATATACTGGAGGCTTTCTGCAACCTTTGAAAATGCACGAACAGTTTGTGATACAATTCCCAGAGTGATTCCTCCTGCAATAATGGTTGGCCCCAGTGCAACATAAGGCACAATCACCATTCCTTGCAGGTAGCTCCACTTTGCAATATTGAAATAGAAGTAATGCAGATAGGAGCGAAAGTGAATCGTTCTCACGGCATCAAACAATTCATTCACAAGTGCAACTCTTGCACGGCTCTTACTGTTTTCTCCTAGTACCAGTTCCTTTCGATATGCAGCTTCTTCCTTTTGAATATCATACTCAATGCCTGGGAGTTTTGAACCCACGGCACTCAGCACAGCAGTTCCTCCAAGGGCAGTCAGTATCACAATCCAAACTAGTCCGTGGTCTACCTCTCCAGCAAAGGGAAGTTCTGTAATACTCTGACTCAATCCATAGAGTATTGGAATGAAAGCAATCAGCATCAGCACGGATTCCAGCAGTCCGATTCCTAAGTCTTCCATGATTCTTGCAAACTTTAGCGTGTCCTCTTGCACTCTCTGGGATGCTCCTTCAATGTGTCTTGCATGTTTCCAGTTTTCCATATAGTAGTCAGCCATGGACTGTCGCCATCGGAATGTCCAGTGATTCACCAGAAATCCATTGAATACCACATTGATTGCAATATAGATTCCTGCAAGGTATCCAAAGTCCAGCATGTATCCATAGTATTCCGTCAGAGTCACTGAGCCTGGTGTAGTCAGTGCTTTCTGTAGTGCATCATAGAATGCACCAAACCATTCATTAATCCGTACATCAAGTTGTACGGTGCTCCACATGGCGGCAATGATAATCAATGTACCAAGGATGCTCCACCATCCGTATTTTTTTACGTCAAGAAAGAATCGAAACATGTTGCCTTTTTTTATTTTATAGGGGATTCACTATTTATAAATATTCCAAAAGAGGAATAATGAACATGCATAGCTTCTGGGAATATAATAATAATTTTGTTTTGTCTGAAAAGGTTAAATGGACTCGCAGCCTTTTTGACCATTTGTTTACGTTGCCTTATAAAGAAATCAATGACTTCTTTTTAAAGAAATCAGTTTTTGCAGCATTGAAAGGTGACAATCCAGAAGCAGACAAAATGTATTATCTAATTCCAGATGATGATTTTCGATATCAGCTTCCTCTGGTTCCGGCAATGATTGAGCGTGTAGTAGGTTCAGTGGTGACCTATGGAATACATGCAAGCAGTCCAGAGAACCTTGAGAATTTGATGAAGTTGCAGAGTAAGAAAAGCAAGCAAGTTTCTGTATATACTACAGATGAAGAAGGAAGAATGACATCCGGTGTGCATGGAGGTGGAGGTGTCTATTCGATTCTTAAAGGAAATGTCTATGCAGGAGGCAGCACAGACATCATGAGCATCGTAGACAAGCAAGGAAGAAGACTAGTAGACCTTGGGCCGAAGAGCGAACTTGCATTTGCATATGACTATGACGATGTTGTAAGAAGTTCTGCATACAAAAAAATGTGGATGGACTTGCTAACATTCAGAAAATCAATTATCAACAATCTTGTTGCATTGGGAAAAAAGAGTATTGGTGATGAAAAGAAATATGTTGAGCGTGCAATAGACACTTCTTCTCCTCTGGTAAATGGAAGCATTAAAAGAGATTTTATCAAGAAATATATTGACGGTACAGAAAAGATTTTAAAGAAACACAAGGATGTGTTTGCAAAGATGTACATAGGTTGGGCAAGGAAGCAAAGCAGTAGTTGGAATTCTGTTGCAGAATCTTATGATGAGCTTGTGATGGGCAACTTTGAAATTGTTGCAGTCTATATTGAAGACCATATGGAAGAAGATTTTATCATGCATTTTTCTGGTGACCCAGATGATGCATACTTTACCATTGATGACTATGAGCTTCCTTCATTGGAAGAAGTAATCAGAAGAAATAACTTTAAGTTTCCAGTAAAGATTGCAACTGATTCTCATCAGTTACTTCCAAAAATAATTGACAAACTAAAATAGGAAAAGAAAAATGAAAAAAATAATTTTAACTGCATTCATGTTTATTGTTCCTGCAAGTTGCAGCTATGAAGGTGTAGAAGACAGTAGAGGAAGACATGTGGAAAAGATTCCACCAATTAATATTAATATTGAAAACATTAATACAAACAATATTAATTCAAATGATGCAGATAACACAACTATTGTAATGAATGATAATTCTTCTGCAACAGCTACTGCATCTGCAAATGATAATACTACGATTGACAATTCTACAGACAATAAATCAAGTGGGTGGTTCTTCTATTTTAATAGCAGTATATGATAAGACATAATGACCTTGAAGATGATTTATTAGAATCCAAAGAAATAAAACAGAAAGTTAGAACTAATGAAATCTATGCACAAAACTTGTATGCAGCTCTCTGCAACATGCAATGGGTAAAAGATGATTCTGTCCAAGCATGGCATTGCTCATGGAGATATGCAGGAAGTTTAGTTGCACAGATGAATGGTGAAGGAGATTATCTTGATTGGTATTTTTCAAGCTCTTTGTTTTCAAAAGAAGGATTTGTCAATGAAGGTGCGGTTACAGATTGGATTATTGATGACTTAAAAGAACTCGGCTGGAATCCTTTGCCTTGGGAAAAATCTCAGGAGCAAGAGAGATTAGAAATAAAGGAGGGACTGCCAAAAAGAACTTGACAATGCTATTCTATAGAGGTATATTAGCAGTGTAGGTTTTAGTAGATAACTTTATATAGAGACTATATTATGATAAGAAAAATAAACGATGTGGATAAAAATAAGTTGCAACGTGAGCATAAAGTTTATAATAAAGAAATGCGGCAAATGGGAATGCATTTTCTTCAGAAATCATTTGATGAATATGTTGCATATAAGTATGGAAAGTATAAGCCAAAGAAAAGAAAAGCACCTACTCCAGAAGAACAGCCTTTATATAGAAGAGAAGAATCTTCTGTACCAAGTATGAATACCTTGGGACAACATCATGATAATAAAAATACAACCAATTCAAAAATTTATACGGGAAAAATTATTAAAGGAATAGGCACAATGCATAAGTCAAATAGTGTTCCTGTTATAAATAATAATGTCGCTAAAGACCTTGCATCTATGCGGCGTTAAATAACTTTCATAAAGGAGTATTATTTTATGGAAACAGCAGACATGATTAAACAGTTAGTAGATGTCGGCGGCACCATCACAGCGCTAGTAGCTTGTTTCTGGTATATAAAATATTTAAGTGAGAGGCATGAAATAGAGAGAAAATTATGGATGGATAAAGATAGCGAATCAGATAGAGCATTAAGAGAATTGCTTACTGATTCAAATAAAATTTTGGGTGATATGAAAAATGTATTTAATGAGCACACATTTCTATTAAAAGAAATTTTAGATAGAAAGCAAGGTTCAGTTACTAAATGAGGTAATTTGAAAAATAGTCCTATTAATGAATTACAGCAGTTAATGATATTAACTGCTGAAGAGTGTGGTGAACTTACACAGAGATGTAGCAAAATACTAAGGAGATATGAATTAAAAAGTGAAATAGAAGAAGAGCAAAGAATTAAATTAATTGAAGAAGCTGGTGATGTTTTGTGTATGATTGGATTGATGGTAGAGCATAACATTACTAATTGGGATGAATTAGAAAAACGTGTTATTGCTAAAAAAGCTAAATTAAAAATATGGAGTGAATTAATAAAATGAAAGATTATGAATCTAAAATTATAGTTGCACTTGATAATATGTCAGCTCCTATGGCAAGAGATATTATTGCAAGATACTGCAATCAAGTGTATGGGTTTAAAATGAACCATACATTATATCCTTATATTGGTAAAGAATATAATAAAATATTCTGTGATTATAAATTGTTCGACATACCAAATACAATGTGTTCTGTTATTGAAAGTGCTATTGATTCTGGAGCTGAAATGATAACAGTTCACATGAGTAATAGTGCAGATTCAATTGAAGCAATATCTCAGTATGCAGACAAGATAAAACTACTTGGTGTTACTTTTTTAACTAGTTGGTCACATAATGATGTGCGGTCTGTTTTTCAGCAAAGTATTTTTAATGTTTATAAAAGATCCAGCTGGATAATGAAAAAATATAATTTTTGGGGAATGATATGTTCACCTAAAGATTTAATATTGCTAGAAAAAGATGTGCCGGATTCTCATGGATTGAAAAAAATATGTCCGGGCATAAGACATGATGTATTTAATTCTCAAGATCAAATTAGAGTTTCCACACCAGAATATGCAATTGAACATGGTGCAGATTATTTAGTTATGGGTAGAAGTTTTTTAAATCATAAGGATGAATAGGTGTCACATAATTTTGATATAGTAAATGCACAGCCTGCATTAATACAAGCTAAGCTAGATTTATATCATGAACTTCTCAGTGATTCAATTACACTAGCTGCAAACATAAGCGAACTTTCTGGTGATTCAGTTTCATCTTCTACAACTGATGGAGTTGTTACCAAAACAAAACCAAATGAAAGTGAAGATGGTTCTATAGGAAGTAGAATAGATTTAAAGTGGGATGAATTTATAATAGGTGTGCAAGAACTTAAAATAGTAATTGACACTTTAAGGTCTGGTAATCCAAAAAGTTTAGATAAATTACTTCCCAAAATAAATAATTTTACAAGATTAGAATTAGACCAAGCTGACATTGATGCTGTAAACTATGATGTGTTTCCTAGAATCACAAGAGGTTCTAGAATTTATCAAAGAACTTCTAGAGCATATGTTGAGCCAGACCCTGTTAGTGACCCCCCTCAGCATGTTCCTCCTACATTTACTATTGGTACGGTATATGATATTAGAGATAATATTGTTGTAGTTCATCCTCACACTGGAAGTTTTGAGCTCTCAGATAATACTGATACATCTGATGCAAATTATTACAATGACCAAATATCTGTAGTTTTGGGTGGAGAACAAAATCCAGTGATGGTTACAACTGGAATGGTAGAAACATCAAATGGAAATTCTGTTCCCACTGATGGAACATTTTTAAGTACGAACTCAAGCTTAAATATGCCAGGGCAAATAAAAGTTCTTTCTTTGAGAAGTCATGATGGAACAGCTGGTTCTCAAACAGTGCATAAATCATCCATTGATATTACAACAAATGTAAATACAATTAATAATACTGTTCAAACAAAAGTAACAGAATATACAGACAATCATAATTCTATATTTGGAGATACATCAAATCCTTCTAATATTATTAATGGTATTATTCAGAATATGCAGTCATTGGTTAGAAAGGCATCAATTGCAATTAGTTATTTTCAAGCTCTTCCAACAGCAGAACAAAAAACACTTGGATTCAAAGATCCAGTATTAACAACTTTGCATACTTTAATTACTACAACAGCCATGTTTCCAGAGATTAGTTCTGGAGTTTTTTCAAGTGGAAATACTTTCTTAGATGCATTACATACTGTGTCAAAAGATAAAACAACTTTATTTACTTTAAAAGAAACTAATGCAGATGGAGTTGTTCTTTTAGATGACAATGGAGACGAAATAAAAACAACATCAATTGATAGTGAAACAAGGTCAGCTAGTTATTCAGAAGCAATTATTGGACTTAATGGATTAGAAAATCCGAATGGTATTGATAGATTGAATACTTTACTTTCTACATTAACTTCCACAATTACAGCTTTAGATAATGCAATTAAAACAATAGAAATTGATGAAACTAGAAGAGGCATTTTGTCACAAAGATTAGGAACGGGAATATTTAATTATGGAAATGTTTCTCCAATTAACATAGCAAAAGATTCGTTATGGAATTTATTAGATGCCTAGTGTAGCAAGAATTGGAGATCCAACTTCGGCAGCCACATGTCCAGCAGATCACTCTGGAGCATCTGGAACACAACCTTTGCCAGGCGTTACTGGAACTATTACTTCTGGAAGTGGTAACGTATTTGCAAATGGTGCATCTGTTGCAAGGATTGGTGATCCTCTAGTAATAACAGACGGGCATCATCCTTCAGCAACAATTGTTTCTGGAAGTGGTACAGTTTTTGTAAACGGTGCATCTATTGCTAGACTTGGAGATAGTACAGTTGGAACTGCTGGATGGGCTGCACCAATTTCATCTGGTAGTGGAAATGTAATCGCAAACTGATAAATAGTTGTTCATAATAGGGAGTTTTTTTGATGAACAACTTTTCTCATTTTATGGGCCGAGATGGTTTTGTCTGGTGGATTGGTGTTATTGAAGATCGTAATGACCCAGATAAAATTGGAAGGGTTAGAGTTAGGTGTCTAGGTTATCATACAGAAAACAAAGATGATATACCTACAGAAGACCTACCTTGGGCTCATGTAATCCTACCTCCTACTGCTCCTTACGGAGCACTTCATAATCTGGTGCCTGGCATGTGGGTTATGGGTTTCTGGAAAGACCCAGCATTCATGCAGGAACCTATCGTGACAGGGATTATTCCCGGCTATCCTATTGAATCTCCAGACAGTACAAAAGGGTTTAATGACCCAAATGGAGACTTAAATGTTGGTTGGGATTCTCCTTATGGTAAATCTCATCCAAATAGAATAGATGAACCTGACACTTCTAGATTAGCTAGAAGTGAAAAATCTATAGACCAAACTGAATATAAACCACATGATGAAATTGCAGCAAGAGATGGAAAAGCATCTAAAGAAATTAAAGTTGCAAACGATAAAGAATCAGCTTGGAATGAATTAAAAACAATAGACCCAACTGAAAGAGGAAAGTCTGCTACAAACACAACAAACGTAGAAACATTATCATCAAGAAGTGCATCAAATAGAAGAAATCCAGAGTATCCTTATAATGATGTTTATGAATCAGAGTCTGGACATATCTTTGAAATAGATGATACACCATTTGCTGAAAGATTATATCGAAAACATAGAACAGGAACTTTTGAAGAAATAGATGCAGATGGAAATAAAGTAACAAGAGTTATAAAAGATAATTATACAATTGTTCACGGTAACGATTATGTATATGTTAAAGGTAATGTAAATCTTACAGTTGATGCTGATTGTAGAACTTATATTAAAGGTAATTGGGACATTCAAGTTGATGGTGATAAAAAAGAAGTTATTAAAGGAAATGTTACAGAAGAATATGGAACCAAGAAAAAAGAACATACACATAACACAAAAGTTTCAGCAAAAAGAATTGAAACGGTTGAAGGAGATACAGAAGAAAATTATGTAAAGAAAACTGAAACTACAAGTGGTGATGTAAAAGAAACTTATGGGGGTAAACAATCTACATCAGTCAGTGGAAATAGGAAGCTTCAAAGTGGTGCAGGAATAGACATGGATGCTCCAACCATTCAATTAAACTAAAGGAATGATTATGATAAAAGAACGTATAAAAAGACCTCCTAAACGTCCTAGATTTAATTACATTATTATACTTGAGGATATAGTTACAGGCAAGAGATATGGTGGAACATTTCCTGCTTTCTGTATAGAGAATGCAGAGTTTATGGCAAGCTGTCTTAACGGAATAATTATAGGTGAAATGGATGAAGAAGGAAATGAGTATTACTATGAAGACCAAATAGATAAATTAAATGCACATTTTAATAATAATACTTGGCACAATAATGTTAGATGGATTTCTTAGAATAAATATATTTAATAGGGAATAAAAAAATATGACAGTAGCTACCAGTAAATATGATGCAGAGTCTAATAATTTATCAGATAGGTCAGCACAGATTTACAAAGATTTAAATTTAAATTTTTCTTTGCATCCAATTAAAAAAGATGTTTCTACTCTTTCTGACATATCGGCAATCAAAAGAAGTGTAAGGAATTTGATTAATTTAAATCTTCATGGTAAGCATGAAAAGCCTTTTCATCCAGAAATAGGTGCATCTATTAATGATAATTTGTTTGAACCTAATGATACATTTTCTTTAAATGTTATGGAAAATAGAATAATAGATACATTAAAAAATTATGAACCAAGAATTATTCTTGAAAAAGTTGAAGCATTCTCTGGAGAAGCTAAAGATTTTTTTGGAGACCAATCGAATGAGATTAGAATAAAAATAGAATTTTATATTAAAAATGCAGTGACAGATTTAATAGAATATGAAACCATTATACAAAGAGCAATATAAAAATGGCAGTTAATTCATCTAAATTAAGAGTTACAGAATTAGATTTTGATGACATAAAAACCAATTTAAAAATATTTTTAAATGGTCAAGATACTTTTACAGATTATAATTTTGAAGGTTCTGGATTAAATATATTGTTAGATACCTTGGCTTACAACACACATTATTTAGCATATAATTTAAACATGGCTGTCAATGAATCTTTTTTGGACAGTGCAATTTTACGCTCATCTGTGGTGTCACAGTCTAAAGCTTTAGGTTACGTTCCAAGGTCTTCTCGCTCTGCTGTTGCAAGTGTAAATGTTACATTGAATAATACAACAAAAACAACAGCATCAATGTCAAAAGGTCAGGTTTTTAAAACAAACATTGACGGTCAATCATTTGCGTTTATAACAAATCAAGATTATTCGACTAATATAAATGCTGGAGTATTAACATTTAATAATATTTTAATATATGAAGGAACATCTATAAAAACAGAATATGTTGTTAATACTAAAAATATAAATCAAAAGTTTTTATTAACAGATAACTTAGCTGATACTACAACTCTAGCAGTTAGCGTTAAAACATCAGCAACTGATACTAATATTAGAACATATAAACATGCAACTGATATAAGTCAAGTTACAGATATATCAGAAGTTTATTTTTTACAAGAAGTAGAAGATGGTTTTTTTGAAATATATTTTGGTGATGGGGTAATAGGTAAAAAATTATCTGATGGTAATATAGTTACATTAGAATATATTATTTGTAATGAAGAGAAACCAAATAGTGCTAGCAATTTTACCACAACAGCTGTTGATGGTGTTACAAATGTTACAGTTTCAACTGTTGCTGCTGCAGCAGGTGGTGCATTTCCAGAAACAATTGAATCTATAAAATATTTTGCTCCCTTAAATTATGCATCTCAAAATCGAGCAGTTACTGCACAAGATTATAGAACATTAGTTCCAAAAGTTTATGCTAATGCTCAATCAGTAAAAGTTTGGGGAGGTGAAGATAATGACCCTCCCAACTATGGAAAAATTTATATAGGGGTAAAACCCTTTAGTGGGACGGGATTGACTGAATCTCAAAAGCAAATTGTAGTTGATTCATTAAAAGATTATTCTGTAATTTCAACTCAGCCGGTGATTGTTGACCCAAAAATAGTTTCTGTATTAATGGATGTTGTTTTTAGATATGATGAAAACTTAACTTCTAAAACTTCTACACAATTAGTTAAAGGGGTGCAAGATAAAATTACAAGCTATGTTGTAAGTGATTTAGAAATGTTTGATAAGATGTTTAGATTTTCAGAAGTTAGCAGATTGATTGATAACTGTGATGATTCTATTCTTTCTAATGTTATTAGATTAAATATGTCAACTTCTATTTCTCCAACTTTGTCTACAGCTCAGTCATATACAATTAATTTTCATAATGCGTTATTTAATCCACACGAAGGGCACACTTCTGTAATAACATCCACACCTTTTAAAGTCACAGGCTCAACTATAGACCATTATATAGATGATGATGGTAAAGGAAATCTTAGATTATATAATTTAGTTGGAACAACTAAAACATATACGAACAGTTTGTTTGGAACAGTAGATTACTTAACTGGAAAACTTGTTATATCTTCTGTAAATATTACATCAGTTTCTAATACTGATGGAACTATTAGAATTTTAGCTATACCTAATTCAAACGATGTTGTTCCTACAAGAGAACAAGTTATTACAATTGATTTATCTAATCTTATTGTATCTGGAATTGTGGATAATTTTGAACAAACAACAGCACAAAGTTCATTCTCAGGTTTATTTTCAACTTTAAATATTACACAAGGCGACCTTTTTGCGAACTCTATTGTTGATGTAAGAAATTATATAACAGGAACCACTTCATCATCGAGCTCAAGTTCTAGTTCTTCTTCATCTTCTTATTAACTGGATTTTGTAAATGTTAGAAAGTAATAAAGAATTTAAAAAATCTATAAAGTCTACTGTAAAATATAATCTTCCAGATTTTATACAAGTTGACCATCCTGTTTACATAGAATTTATTGAAGCATATTATAAGTATCTTGAATCTGCTAAGATAGTTATTAATGGAACAAATCACTATTTAACTCAAGAAACAAATTCTATAAATTTTGTTCTTGATGAAAATTTTGAAAATATATTATTAGAAACTTCAACAAGTAATTTTATTAATAATGAGATTATTCGTGGACAAACTTCAAATGCAACTGCTACAGTATTAGTTCAAAGTTTTGATACTAATCAAAGTTTATATATCACATCTAATAGTGGGTTTGTAATTGGTGAGAGGATAGTTGGGGAAACTTCTAATGCAGAAGCAACTATTACTTCATATTTTACAAATCCAGTTCAAGGAATACAGCAATTTATTTCTTTGTCTGATATAGACACAACTATTTTTTCTTTACTTGATAAGTTTAGAGATAGATTTTTAGAAGCAATACCAAATACTCTTGCTGAAGATATTTTAAAAAGACAGCTAGTAAAAAATATAAAAGATTTATATAGTGCAAAAGGAACTGCAAATGCACATAAATTATTTTTCAGAGCTCTTTTTGATGAAACTGCTGAAATAATATATCCAAGAGAACGTATAATAAAATTATCAGATGGGCAGTGGTCAAAAGATACAGTCATCAGAGTTGTAGAAAATGGTACATCAGATTTTATTAATCTTGTGGGCCAAACAGTTTATACATTAACATCAACTGATGAAATAAAATCTAGTATATATGTTACAAATGTCACAAGGTTTCGTGAAGGTACAACTGTAGTTACTGAATTAACTGTTGACATAGAATCTATACAAGGCAGTTTTGCTGTTGATGAAATTTTATATGGAATAGACCCAACTATAGATTTAGAAATTAGCTCTACAATTAAAAGTATAGTCACAGGTGTTCAAGTAGAAAATGGAGGATTTAATTATGTAAGAGATGATAAATTAGTTTTTCAAAATATAGGAAATGGAGCAAGTTCTGGTGTAGTTACTGATGTATCTTCTGGTTCAATTGATGAAGTTTTAGTTTTAAATGGTGGACAGAATTATCAAGTAAATGATACTGTTATATTTAATAATCTTAATACAAATGGTGTAGATGCTAGAGGTAAAGTAAGTATTGTAGGAGGCTCTTTTCTTTTAGAAGATTTTGCTTTTCCTGACAATATTAGTACAGATATTTCTAATATAATAGCAGAAACTGGAACAGGAGGAGTTGATGACCCTAGCGCAGTTCTTCTTGAAACAAATGGAACAATAATTTTAGAAGATAATCCAAATGCAAAAATTGTAAATGAAAATGAAAATGGTATTGTTAGTTCCAGTGATGTTTTACAATTTGAAAATACTACTTTTTCTGTTGATACAAATATTCAATTAGACCTTCAAGAAAATCAAAACAATAAACTATTATCAGAAACTGCTGATGAAATTATTATTGAAAACTTTCCTAATAACGGAACTTTCGGAACAGCTGGATTAAATGTTCCAAATGAAAGTAATGAAATTAGAAAAGTTGTTTTAACAAATAGAGGTGTAGGATATACAAGTCTTCCAACGGTAAGCATACAAGAAACTGCTGATGGAAGAACAGGTGCTTCTCTAGTTGCGATTTCTAATCAAAGCCCAGGCATTGGCTCTGTTAATGGTGTATCAATGCTAAGTTTTGGTTTAAATTATGATACAGTTCCTACGGTCACTCTTCCCGTAAATATGTTTGTTAAGAATGTGACAGGAAGTATTAATGTGGGTGATTCCTTTACTTCAGTTTCTGGGGCAACAGGAACAATATCAAATTATAATTCTTCATTAAGTATATTACAAGTCACAACAACTGCAACAAGTTTTCCTGCAAATGATAAAATAACAACTTCCTCTAGTGCAACTGCAATAGTTCATTTTGCTAATCCTGCATCATTAAGAGCAACGATTGGTGCAGTTGCTACAACCTCTGGAAGATATGTAACTGATAGAAGTAAAATTTCTGAAGTTTCAAACAGAATACAAGATAGTAATTATTATCAAGATTATTCTTATGTGGTTAAAATTGGCCAATCAATTAATGTATGGAGAAATAGTGTAAAGAGAGCAATTCATCCAGCTGGATGGAATGTCTTTGGTGAAATTATTATTTCTAATTCTGTATCTGGTTCTATTACAAGAACAACAACATCTCTTGGAGGATTTCCAGGCGCAGACTTTGGTGCTATTATTTTTGGTTCTGTTTTTGGAAGAAGACTAGGAACGATACATCAAGGAGTAGTTGGCTCTCCTGCAAATGTTGCAGGAACATTGAGTGATATTAGGAATGAAAGTATTAATCTAGAATCTGGTGGTAGAATAGTTTTTGAAGACCAATCTGGTAAACTCATAAGTGAAGCAATTTTGAGAGCTGTTACACTTACAAGTGATGTAAGTGTAAAAATGAAGACAGCACGCTCTGCATTAAAGAGGAAATATGGAACATTAGCTAATCTACCTATTTATGCATTTGCTGTTCCAAGGTTAGATTCTTCTGATGTTGCATCAAATTGGTATGGATTAAATAGAACAAAATCAATAACAGAACTAAATAAAAGTATAGTTGATGGAGAATATTATACTATAGGACAATTTAGAGATATAAAAATTACTGATGTATGTGATGTTGGTTATATGAAATTAGAAGAAGGTGATTTGTATGATATAAATTTATATGGTGATACTGGAAAAATAATTTTAGAGGATAATATTAATACAGATTCGGGGTTTATTTTTAGTACAACAACTTTTCCAGTTGCACAACACAGTTGGTTTAGATTTCAAATATCGGGTGGGGAATATTCAAATATAATTCAATGGAATGGTGAAACGATATTGACTACAACAGATGATTCCTTTTTTCAACAAGGATATTATCAGCCTAATTCTAGCACAAAATATATATTAGGAACTGAATTAGGTGGAACAGGTTCTGGATATTATTCTATCAAACAAATAATATTTTCTCCATCAAATAGTTTTTTAAAGTCTGACATATTTGATATTCCAGATTCAGCATATGCAACACAAATAAATGTTCCGCCTCCAGGCGAGATAATATTAAGAAAACGGTCAAGAACTTTGGATGCTGCAACAATTGCAAGGTTTAGTGAACTAGGAATTACTTTCGATAGAAATACTACATTTACGTTTGATGATAGTGTATAAATAGTATAAAAGAATTTTAGGAGCAGACAGATATGGCTTATCAGTCTATTGGTAGAGGCAGTACAGCAAATGACGGCACTGGTGATGACCTAAGAGCTGGTGCTGCAAAAGTAAATAGTAACTTTTCAGAACTTTATACATTACTTGGTAATGGTACTAATTTAACTTCTGATGTTGTTGTATTAAAAGATGCAACTCAAACTGTTACTAATAAAACTATCAATTCAAGCAATAATACACTTACGGTTAATTTGTCCGAAGCATCTGTAACCGGAACTATTGCACAATTTAATAGTGCGATGAGTGATGGAAATTTTGTAACAGACGTAGGGGCAGTTACTCTCACAAATAAAGTAATTAATACAGACAGTAATACAATTACATTTGATTTAGCAGATAGTAATACTTCTCTTATTGGAACAACTGCACAGTTCAATTCTGCATTAAGTGATGGAAGTTTTGCAACATTAGCTGGAAATGAAACACTTACAAATAAAACAATTGCAGCATCTGGAAACACTATTACAATTTCTATTGATAATATGTCTGATGTAGATATTACAACATCTGCTCCTACATCTAATCAAGTTCTAGCATGGGATGGAACATCTAAATTTGTTCCTGCAACAATTGCTAGAATTGCAAATGTGGTAGAAGATACTACTCCTCAGCTTGGTGGAAATCTTGATGTAAATGGTAATGCAATTACAAATACTTCTGGTGATATTACTATTACACCAACAGTTGATGTAGACTTTGGTTCAAATAAAATTAAGTATTCTAATGTGTATTCAGTTGAAGGAGAGTTGCCTAGTGCATCAACATATCATGGAATGGTTGCTCATGTGCATGGGACAGGAGCATTGTATTATGCACATGGAGGTGCATGGCATAAAGTTTTAACAGATATAAGTGATGGGCCTGTTACTAATTACTCTTCTCCTTCACCAACTTTGTTGTATACTACAAACACTGCTAGTTCTACAAACGGATATAGATTTACTGGGCCAGGAATAACTGCAACAGATAATAATCCAGTATTTAATTTATATCGTGGGTTTACATATATATTTGATAATTCATCTTTTAATTCAACAGAGCCGATGCAAATAAGAGTATCAAGTGATGGTGCTGCTGTAACAGAAGGAATAAGTTCTCCATCAACAGGAATAATAAAGTTTATAGTTCCAATGGTTCCGTCTGACACAACTTTAGTATATCAATCAACAGTAACAGTTGCAATGGTTGGAACAATTAATATTATTTAAAAAGGTAACATAAAAAATGTCAGCTATAGTCACAGAAAAATTTAGAATGCACAATGCAAAACAATTTAAAGAATCTTTTAATGAAACTGGTGCAAGTGGTAGTGAAGCATTAGATTCTAATTATTATCTTTTTATTGGAAAAAATAATTCATACATTGATGGTGACAATTATGGTGTTGTCAATTCAGTAAGTGATAGTGTTCCTCCTGTTCCTCAAGATGATGTAACAAGAGAAAGTTACAATTGGGATTCAATGTTAGCAGCAAAAAGAATTACAGAATCAGATGTTACTTTTGTTGCACCAAGAAGAAACTGGACAAACAATACAACCTATGACATGTATCAACATGATGTACGCCCTCCTTCTGGATTAGATACTGCTGGAAATCCTTCTACAAGCGGTGAAACAGCTCTTTGGTCTTCTACTTATTTCTTTATTACATCTGAATACAAAGTGTATAAAGTTTTAGATAATAATGGTGGAACTGCATATAGTGGTGCTGAACCGTCTTCTACATCTAATACTCCTTTTGTTCAAGGTGGATATTATTTAAAATATATGTTTACTCTTTCTGTTAATCAGATAGATAAATTTTTAACTACAACATTTATTCCTGTGACAACAGACACTACTGTTTCAAATGCTGCTGTTGCAGGAAACATAGAAGTATTAAGAGTAACAGGTGGAAATGGTTATTCAGATGGAACTTATTATTCTCCTATTAATGGTGATGGTTCTAATGGGATTGCAAAAATTGTTGTAAGTGGAAGTTCCATACAAGCTTTTAGTTCGGGCTCTTCAACTAACACTGATATTCATGCTGCTGGAACTGGATATACCTATGGATTTGTAGATTTAGCTAATGTATATACAGACTCTGCTTTAAGTTCTACAACCACTATTGGGTCAGGAACTGACGGTAAAGTTGAGCCAATTATTCCACCAAGAGATGGTCATGGTAAAGATGCAATAGATGAATTAGGAGCACATTTTGTAATGGTAAACGCAAAACTTCTTCAATCAGAAGGTGATGATATTACTGTGGCAAACGATTTTAGACAATTGGGTATTATGGTTGACCCATTTAATTATGGAACAACTACAGTGGCAACTGAAACAACAAGGAGACAAACATATGCTTTGTATATTGGCTCTCCTTCATCAACTAATTTTATACCAGACGAACAAATTACACAAGCAACAACTGGGGCTGTAGGTAGAGTAGTAGAATGGGATTCCGTAAATAATGTATTATATTATGTTCAAGAAAAACATCCAACATACGGAACAAGCAATTCATCTGGAACAGTAAATAAATATGTTGCATTTAGTGGTGCAAATCAAATAACTGGTGCTAGTTCAAATGCACAAGGAACACCATCAGATGTTCCAGGCGATGCAAATACAGTTACGTTAGCTGGTGGCAATACCATTACATTTAGTGCCACTGGATATGCAAATCCAGAATTACAACCAGACTCTGGAAATATTTTATACATAGAAAATAGAAGACCTATTTCAAGAGCTGCAGACCAAACAGAAGATGTTAAGATAACAATAGAATTTTAACGATAAATATAAAAAGAATAATTAAACAACTGGAATGTTATAATGCCCACAACGTCTAATTTTAATGTACAACCTTATAATGATGATTATGATGCTTTAAAAAAGTTTTATAAAATTCTTTTTAGGCCTGCATATGCAATTCAAGCAAGAGAATTAACACAGCTTCAAAGCATACTTCAAAATCAATTAGGTAGTTTTGGTGAACACATCTTTAAAGATGGTTCAATGGTAATACCAGGCACTATCACTGTTAATACAACATATGAATATGTACGTTTACAAAAGAAAGGAACATCTACTGGAAAATTAGATTTTCCTTCTGAAAATATTACTGCTCTTTCAGATTTAATTGATGCAAAATTAACTGGTGCAAATGGTGTTACTGCTGTAATTAAGAATACTGCTGATGCTACTACTACAGACCCTCCAACAATTTTTGTTCAATATGAAGGTTCAGATACCACAAATAATGTTGCAAGGTTTGCAGCAAATGAAACTATTACTTGTGTTCTGTCAGGTGGAACAACACTTACTGGTGGATTACAAGTTGAAGCAACAAATTTAAATGCAATTCTTCCAGTTGCTGGTCAAGGTTCTGCTGTTACAATTGAAGAAGGTGTATTTTTTATAAATGGATTTTTTGTTAAGAATACTTCTGAAACTTTAATACTAGACAAATATTTCAATGTTCCATCATATAAAATTGGATTTTTAATTACTCAGTCTTTTGTAAATTCTTTTACAGACCCATCTTTAAACGATAACGCAACAGGAACTTCAAATTTAAATGCGCCTGGGGCAGATAGATATTCTATTTCTTTAGCACTAGCTAAGAAATCAATTAGTGATACGGATGATACAGATTTTGTAGAATTGTTACAAGTTAATACTGGTGAAAAAGAAATTATAGTTGATAGACCAGATTACAATCTTTTAGAAGAAACATTAGCTAGAAGAACATTTGATGAAAGTGGAAATTATGTAATTAAAAACTTTGAAATTGATATTCGTGAACACAGAAAAAATGGAAATAATCGTGGTATTTATAGTGCAGATTCTGATTCAAAATTTGAAAGAATTTACACGCAAGCAGAATCAGATGGACTTCTTGCAGTTGGAATGAGCCCAGGCAAAGCATATGTTGAAGGGTATGAAAACGAAACAACTTCTCAAAGATTTGTTACTGTTTCAAAAGGTAGAGATTTTGAAACTATTCAAAACTCAGTTACACGTTTATCTTTAGGCAACTCTACAAATGTTACAAAGATTTATGGTTCTCCAGATTTATCTGTAAACACTGGAGAGACAGAAACATATAAAGAATTAACTTTATTTAAGGCAGCAACATCAACAAGAGGAACAGCAAATGCTGGTACTGGAACAGGATTAAATACAATTGGAACAGCTAGACCTAGATACTTTGAATTTGTTTCTGGAACTGTTGGGGCATCAGCATCAAATGCAACATCGGTATATAAACTAGGTTTATTTGATATTAAGTTTTTTACACATCTCACAGTTGCTCAAGTTACAGCTGGACAAGATGAAAATGATTCTACAATAACTTTTAATATTAACTCTGTCAAAGGAAAAATATTAACACAGCCTTCAACTGGTGCTTCTGGTGTAATTGAAGGTGTTTCAAATGCATCTACTGGTGGAGCCGGAGTATATATTCTTTCAAATGTAAAAGGGAATTTTGTAACATCAACAGCTGATGAAAATACTTTTGTATTTGATTCTACTGGAAGAGAAACTATTAGTAATGTTATAACTCCAGTATTAACAAGGGGTGCAAAAGCATCCATTACTGCTGTATCAAATCCATTCACATTTAAAGATGTTAAACAAGTTGCAATGGCTGGTTCTCCTACTTTTACAGCAGATACGGTATTAACAAACTCAAATGCAACTTTAGATAGTTTAGACACAACATGTCCAATATATAAACTTCCACAAAGAGTAATAAAAACATTAAAAACAACTGTTAATAGTGGTGTTGCCGATACATTACATAAAGTTAGAAGAACATTTGTTGGCACAATTGGTAGTAACGGACAAGTTTCTTTTTCTGCTAGTTCAAACGAAACTTTTGTAGCTTATTCACCTATTGATTACACTCTTTCTATTATGACTGCTGGTGCATCATCTGGAACAGTAGGTGATATAATAAACTTAACAACAGGTGCTGCTACATCTACATTAGGTTCAGTTTCTATTGGTGGTAATCCATCTGGAAATACTATAACAATTACTATGCCAACCACTTCTGCAAATTTTAATGGTGCAAAAGTTAAATTTACAGCAACAATTACAAGGTCTGTTACTCAAGAAAAATCTAAAAATCTTCAGTCAGGAGCAACAACATCTATAGGAACAGCAGGGGCTTCGAATACTGCAAATAATAAAATTCTTGTTCAAAGTTCTTCCATAAGTTTAGGAAAAGCAGATGGATTTAAATTAAATTCAGTTCATATGTCTGCTGATTTTGCAACTTCTGCAACAACTTCTGATACTGATATTACTAGCAGATTTGACTTTGATGACGGTCAACGTGAAAGTTATTATGATATAGCAAGAATAAATTTAAAGCCCGGAGCAGAAGTTCCTACTGGACTTTTACTAATTAATTTTGACCATTTTACTCATGGTGCTGGAGATTATTTTTCAGTTGATAGTTATTCTATTGATTACACAACAATACCAACATTTAGTAGTTCAACAAAAGGAACATTAAATCTCAGAGATTGTATTGATTTTAGACCAAGAGTAAGTGATGATTCTCATGTTATCGGATTTGATGGTGATGCAACAGGGGCAAAAGATTTTGATGGTACTAATGGTTCCCCTGTGAATACTCCAAAGCCTGGAAGTGATTTTATATGTGATTTTGAATTTTATCTTGCAAGAATTGATTCTATTGGTATTAATATTCATGGCCAGTTTAAAGCTTCAAAAGGTGTTCCATCTCTTGACCCACAAAGACCTAAACCTTTAGATAATGTAATGAACTTATATTATCTTTATATACCACCTTATACATTCACTACTAATAATGTAAAGATTACACCAATTAATAATCGCAGATATACCATGCGAGATATTGGTAGATTAGAGCAGAGATTGAGGAATGTAGAATATTATACTCAACTTTCTTTTCTAGAGCAAAATGCTTTAAATTCAGAAGTTTTAGATTCATCGGGTAATAGTAGATTTAAAAACGGAATATTAGTTGATACATTTGAGGGGCATAATATAGCAGAGACAACTGCATTTGACCATCAATGCTCAATAGATATGACGGAGGGAGAACTTAGACCGCCTTTTGCTGAAAAATTTGTTGAGCTAGAAGAAATTAATACTACAGATTCTACTAGAACATCTAATGGTTATCAAAAAACAGGTAAACTAATTACTCTTCCATATACTCATGCAAATTTAGCACAAAATTTATTTGCATCTAAAGCTGTTAACTGTAATCCGTTTTTAGTTTTTCAATATGTGGGTGCAATTGAACTTGACCCAGATTTGGATGATTGGAGAGATCAAACACAAAGAGAAACTTTAAATGTTACTAATGATGCTTTATTTGATACTGTGACACAGTTAGGTGATAGTCAGGGCAATCTAGGCACAGTTTGGAATGGCTGGGAGACAACAGATTTCGGAACAACAAATGATACACAAATATCTCCAGGCGATGTAGAAGTAGAAACCACTATTCAAAGAAGCACTGAAACTAGAACAAGAGCTGGAACTGGTAGAACTCTTGGAGGGTTTACAACTCAACAACAAAGTTTTGGTGAAAGAGTTGTTGATATTAGTTTAGCTTCATTCATGCGTACTAGAACACTTACTTTTACTGCAACAAGAATGAAACCTAATACAAGATTGTTTGCATTCTTTGATGAAGAACCAGTTTCATCATTCTGTACTGTTTCTGGAGTAACAACTGATAATACTACAGTAGGAGTTGGAACAACAGATGCATCTGGAAAGCTCACAGGAACATTTACTATTCCAGACCCAAATGCTTCTGGTAATCCTAAGTTTAGAACAGGTGACAGAGTATTTAGATTAACTAGTTCATCAGCAAATTCTACTGGAACATCTTTAACTGATGATGAAGTAGAAACTTTTGCTGATGCAACTTATACTGCAAGAGGATTGAGAGTTACTACACAAGAAACTGTGCAATCCACAAGAGTTCCACAAATAAATAAAACTTCAGTCACAGAAACTGATACTAGAACTACTATTGATAATATTAGTGTGAATGCATCAGCAGATGGTATTATAGAATCTATAACCAACTTAGAAGAAACTAATGAAACACAACAAGGGTTGATAGATAATTTATCTCAAAGAGTAAGAGATAATTCTACTAATATAAATCAAAATAGAGATAATATACAGAATAATGCTGGTAATCTTGCTGGTATAAATAGATTTCTTTGGCCACCTCCTCCACCGCCAGTTAGAAACAGAGATCCACTTGCACAAACATTCTTAAATGGTCAGCCTGGTGATGCATCTGGTTCCTTTGTTACTAAAATTGATTTGTATTTTAAAAAGAAACATGATACACTTCCAATTGAAATTTATATGACGCCAACAAATGGTGGTAGACCTACAAAGGCTAAAGTTCCTTTTAGTTCTGTAACATTGGAATCTTCTCAAGTAAATGTTTCTGAAGATGCATCAGCAGTTACAACTGTAACATTTCCTAGTCCAATTTATTTGATGCCGAATAAAGAATATTCAATTGTGTTAAAACCAGATAATACAGATTATGAAGCTTGGGTTTCAAGATTGGGTCAAAATCAATTAGGAACAACACAAAGAATTACTCAGCAACCATTACTAGGTTCGTTGTTTAGGTCACAGAATGCTTCTGTATGGACAGAAGACCAATATGAAGATTTGAAATTTACCATATATAAAGCAAAATTTACAACAGCCACAACTGGAAATATTGACCTTCAAAATACAGTAATTCCTGTTGATACTTTAGATAACAATCCATTTGAAACAAGTAGTTCAGCAGGTACTGGAACAAAGTTTGGATTTAATCCAAATATTGTAAGAGTGCATCATAAAAATCATGGAATGAATTTTGCATCTCCAAGTAAAGTTACAATTGCAAATGTTGCTTCAAATACATACAATGGTATTGCTTCTACAAATTTAGAAGGAACTTTTGATATTAGTAATGTAACAGCAGATTCTTATACTATTTCTGCAAAAAACAGTGCAGCTGCAACTGCATCTGGAAGAGTGGGTGGTTCTAATATAACAGCAACAAGAGAAAATAATTTCCAATTAATTAGGCCTGTCATTGGTCAAATGACTTATGATACTGGAAAATTAAATCATAGTGTAAAAACTACATCAGCACGTTCTCCCCAAGGCTCTGAAACACCATATACTTTTGATACATCATTTAGAACATTGATTCCAAATGAAAGTTATTATTATACTTCTAATAGGTCTATTTTATCTGCAATTAATGAGACTACATACCTAAATAATACTAAATCATTTGTTTATAGAATTTCTATGACAACATTTGATGAGAATACTAGTCCAGTTTTAGATTTAAATCAAGTGGCTGTTCTTGCTGTAAACAATAGAATAAACAATCTTACTGCAAATAAAGTATTAGATACAACAACTGCTTCTTCTGGTACACCGGCAACAACATATACTTTAGATAGAATATTGACTGCTAGTGAAGAAGAACTTTTAACAGTTACCTTTGATGGTAATATTACAACTGCATTTACTATTTCAACTTCTTCAAGTGAAAGTAGTATAACATTTACATCTTCAATAACATTAACTAATAGTAAATCTATTACTGCATTTTTAGATGACCAATTTGTACCAGAAACAAATGCACAAGGTGGAAGTGCTCTTGCAAAATATTTAACAAAAGAAATTGTTTTAAACAATCCTTCTACAGCTCTTGATGTAAGACTTTCAGCTTCAGTTCCTCCAGAATCTGAAATTGAAGTATTTAGAAAAGTAAAATCTCCAGAGGATTCTTTAAGAATGGGAGAAATACCTTATGTAAAATTGAATGCAGATATTGTTCCTCCACCAAATTCAAATCGTTCACAGTCGCCATATAATGCAGACTTTAGAACTGATTTTTCAGAATATAAATTTAGTGAATCTGGAATACCAGAATTTACTTCTTTTCAAATAAAGATTGTAATGAAGGGAACTAATCCTGCATATCCACCAAGAATTAAAGATTTAAGAACACTTGCATTAGCCTTATGAATCAGCAATCTAATCTAATAAAAGTAGAAGGACATTCTTCTCTTGTAAGAAATACAGAAACAACAGCAATTGTTAATACTGATAAAACAGCATATGTTTCTTATATGAAAAGAGTAAATAAAAGTAAGCAAGAAAGTGAATCTTTAAAACATGCTATACATGACATTGATGATTTAAAGTCTGATATGCAAGAGATAAAAATTCTTCTTCAAAAATTAATGGATAGAAATTAATGGCAATCCGAAACGCAACTTCTAATTTTACATTTGAACAATGGCGTGTTGAATTTAATGAGTTAGCTACTGATGTTGGTGATATTAGTGCTGGTATTACTGGTAGTGTTCCTTCTGGAGCTTCTACATACACAACTGTCGAAACTGCTTTAGAAGCACTTGTTACTGATGTAAACAACATTATAAATGGTACACACAATTTTACTGGTAATGCAACTTTTGGTGGTAATGTTGATATTACGGGAAATCTCACAATAGGTGGATTAATTACAATTGGAGATAATGCTGCAAGTGATAGAATTACTGTTAATGCAACTTTAGAGAGTGATTTAATTCCAGAAGCTACGAATGCAAAAGATATTGGTTCTTCAACAAAAAATTGGAGAAACATTTATATTGGAACAGAAGCAATTCTTGCAAGTGCAAAAGTTTCTGATTTAACATCCGGTAGACTTGTAATATCTGGTACTGATGGTGCATTAGAAGACAATACAAATTTAACATTTTCGGGAACTACATTAACAGCTGCAAATATTTCGGTAGGAACAGAAGCAACTCTTGCAACTGCAAAAGTTTCTAATATTAGTTCTGGACAAATACCTATTGCTGGAACAGCTGGACTTCTTGCTGGAGATACTGATTTAACTTTCTCCGGTTCAACTCTTACAACAACGAATCTTTCAGTAGGGACAGCAGCAACTTTTGCAAGTGCAAAAGTTTCAGATTTAACTTCTGGTAGAATTCTTTTAGCAGGGACTGCTGGTGAATTAGAAGATAGTGCTGGTCTAACTTATGATGGAACTACTCTTGCAGTCACAGGTGCTGCAACTATCTCGACAACTCTAGGAGTAACACAAACTTTAAATGTTACTGGTGATGCATCATTTGGTGATGATGTGACAGTTACCGATAATCTTGTGGTGAGTGGAACAGGTCAATCAACATCTTCAACTACTGGAGCTGTGACTGTTGCTGGTGGTGCTGGTGTTGTGAAAGATTTGTATGTAGGTGGAAGCATTGTTGCAGGTTCAAATATTTCAATTGCAGGAAGTACACCATTTGGGACAGAAGGATTTTCTATTGCAATGTCTGTTGCTTTGGGATAAAAATAATATAAATAGAACTATAAAGGAAAAGGAATAATGGCAAATAACTTTAAAAATAGTTTTGCAACAATTGTAGGAGCTGGTGAATATTATCAAGTGACCGGCAGTGCCACTGATAATCATACGGGCCCACAAATGATTTATACTGCAAACGATGGAAGCACAGATGTGAATTCTATTTTGATTGAAGTAGATGCTTCAAATACCGGAAGTTCTGCTATTAC